TGGCTTCATGTCGCTGCATGATGTCATACAGTAGAACCTTCTGATTAGGGGTTAGATCATCACAGTTCAAATGTGTTCGCGGGGCTGTTAATAATGCTGAAATCATATTGTTAATCCAATAATTTTGCGTAATTTTGTGCAAAGGTAAGATATTTATTTTGTAAAAACAAGGTTTTATTCTGATTTTCTTTTCAGATTTAACATTTTAACGTGGATTTAATATAATTTTGCATTTCGTATAATAAAATGAAGAAGGTTTTAATCTTGCGAACAAACTCGCGAAAAATCCGATTCAATAGTTAAATAAACTTAAAAATAATTGTTTTAATCTCAGTCAGACGAAACTATGGATTTGTCGTACAATTATGGCTACCTCCGTGAGTTCATGGAAAGCCACAAATTAGTCAAGAAAGACCTCCTGGAGGCTCTTGGATGTGGCGACTATATGTCGCTAAACAAATGGTTAGACGGGAAAGTGCCCGTCCATGTAACAGCCATGCTTCGCATGTGTAACTTCTACAACATTCCATTGGACGGATTCTTCTATGATGGGGATGGACTGCCCGTAGAAGTACGTCCTCCCCTACCCGACCGACACAGCCAGATCTTACCAACTGACGGCTACGGTATCAAAGAAGGGCGCGGACGCGGAATAGTAGAGACACGCATCAAAGACCGAACCGTGACCTCTCCGCATCAGGCACAAGCTGTTGCGGAAGGTTTGAAACGTCAGGAAGAACAGCAACGACTTCAAGACATCGCACTCAGGGAACTTGGAAGCGAGCAAGATGACAGACAACGGGACATTGAGACGGAGGAACCCGCAAGCACATCGGCATCCATGCCCATTACTGAGCAAATTCTACGTCTGAAGTTAGACCATGCCAACGAAATGCGCCAGATGGAGCGAGAACACCACGACCGAGAGGACCGCATACGTCGAGACTGTCAAGCTGGATTTGATGCCGAGCGCAATCGCCTTATGGATATTATAGAACGGCAAAACACTGAGTTATCAAAACTATACGCACAAACGAGGCATGGAGAATGCGCACGCTACGACATAGTGGCGGAAGATGACGGGCGAAAAGACTAATAGAAACGCCCCTCTTGAAAGCATCAAGAGGAGCGCGGCCAAGCACCCAAGGACGAAGGCAAAGGAGGCTATTATGCCTCCTTTTTTAGTGCATATCGTTTTTTTCCGTTAAAGTCAGCAATAGTAATAGAATGGAGACCTTCAGCATTGCAAGGACACTGGCAACGTATGTAATAGGTCTCATAAGCATAAAGGAAGAAAATAGGCGTTTCCACATTAGAAAGATACGCCTTTCGTTCGTCTGGATCTGTAGGAATATCTGCCATATCAAGAAGAGCAAATAGCCATTCCGTTTCAACTACCGGCAAAGCCTGACGATCCTTTTCCGCCTGTATAGCACGACGAAGATAGTTTGGCACGGATTTCTTACCCTTTTTGGAACCATCAGAATCCTTCTCGGTTTCTCCATAAAACTCTATGAAAGGCACAAAGGAGCAGCCCTTCAGTTTTACTTCTACAGCCTCCATATCTTTCTCCTTATCGCCCGTCAACTCATATTTTAACGCACGCGCCCAATAAGACAGAGGGAAACGACGTTTGACCTGTTCCCAAGAAAGATGTTCACGAGAAAAAGTACGATTCCATGTGTCAGAAGGTTGGAAACGCTCATCAGGAAGAACAAGGATTTCGGGTCGATACATACAATTCGGCTCATACTGAGCACGATTGTCTGCATTAAAGCGTTTGCGCCAGATGCGAGCATCTGGTTCCTTCTCAAATTCAAGATAATCTACGCCACCTTCAAAAAACTGTACTGGCTGGATGTATGATGTCGCACCATATTTGCGTGCATACTCATCGGCACGCTCCGCAGCCTTCACCGCTTTATGATGGAAAGAGCGAAGTTTCTTTCCAACCTTTGAATTGATGTCACAGGAGTAATAAAAATATGATTTCTCCATTGTTTTTATTGTTTTAATCTGTTATTTCTGGCGCAAAGATAGAGTTTTTAATGAGAATTTGCAAGAAAAACGGAAATTATTTGTGTTTTTCTTGCAAAATACCTACCTTTGCAACGGATTTTTAATCAGTTTTCAATATGGGAAAGAAAAAAGACCCGTTAGAAGGTGCCGAAGAACAAGGGACGAAATTAGAAGATTTTGTCATTGAACAAAAGATTTCTGCCTTCATCAAGACATATCAACCCTGTTCTGCTGCATTATCGACAAAGACGTTCAATGAGACAGCCTTGCGGACATTCTTCAAAGCCTACCCCTGCACGTTAGGCGACCCACTAACCATCTATCTGAACAGGTTGGAACAAGAGGGGTATGTTATGGGCGTTGACTACATGGATGAACCCGCTATCTTCGTTTGCGAGAAAGCGACGGAGGTTGGGCTGTTAGAGTTGCGATGACCACCTATAATATATAAATAATATGGAGCAAGTAAACCACCCCGTCCACTACAACAAGCATCCAGGCGGAATAGAGTGCATCGAAATCATTAGGCACTACACCTTTGACACTGGCTGTGCCATCAAATATCTCTGGAGAGCTGGTCTGAAAACCGAAATGGGACGTAGCAACCGTGATAAAGAGCGTGAAGATCTGCAAAAGGCGTTATGGTATGCTGAAGATTACCATAACCACTACGAGAACCGCGATGAAACATTAGTGAGTTGCGAAGCCATTGACTTCATCATCCAGAAAGAGACAGGTTACACTGTTGAGCAGATTGTAGAACCTTACGATGAGCATGTGGCGACAGCATTAAGATGTCTGCTTCGCATGGGCATTATCAGCGGGAACCGAATCTATCATTTTGAATTTAGCCAAGCTGAGTTCACAGACATCAGATTTGAAATTCAAGCACGAATAAAGGATCTTGAAAAATCACAAGAGTAATATGGCAGGATTGCACAATATCAGCAAAAAGGATTGGGAACGGCTGTTGAAACGTAACGGTTTTGTTCTCGACCGCACCAATAAGCATCAGGTGTGGAAACACCCTGATGGCAGAACGATTCCCGTATCAAGCACTGGCATCAATCCTTGTGTAGCCAGAAGGACGGTAAAAGAAAACCATCTGGAAGGTGCCCCATTCGGATGGAGCGAGTTGGCTGACAAAGCCGAAGCAAAGGCAAAAGCAGCCGAAGAACGAGATTCACAATGGAAAGAGCAGCTGCGCCAGGCTCAGGAAAAAATCAATGAGCAAGAGCGTCTTAAACAAGAAAAGGCACAAGCAGAGCGAGAGGCCAGGTTCGCGGAACAGAAACAGCGTGAAGCCGAACGTCAAAAAGCCTTGCAAGAGGAAGCGGAGAAGAAAAAGCAAGAGGCTGAACGAAAGAAGGCATTGCAGAAAAAACAATCTGCTGAGAGGTATAAAGAAGATACAGTACCCCAAACCAATTTATATATGAACGAACAAAGACTCAAAAAATTCCACGAGTACCTTTGTGCCGTGGTGGAGTATTTTCAGAAGAACAATTCTCTGAAGAACTTTTCTGCTTTGGCCAAGCAGTATCAAGTAAAGGCCATCACACTGGAGCAGTTCTACCAGAGCCGGCTCAATGAACTAAAACCTGGTCAAAAACCCGACAGGCAGACATCAGACAGAATCCGTCTGATGATGGCCGAGGACGATCTGAAACGTCGTAGAGAAATGCTTGACACCTTCCTAAAAAAGGAAGCAGAAAACGAAAGCACTCAGGCACCAGAAGAGGTGAAAGAACCAACACTGGCAGATCGAATTGACACATTTGAGGTTCGATTTGACTTATTAGGTCCCGTCTTTGCCAAGATTACCGATAAAGTTTTCAATGAGTTTCAAAAGGAATTTGGTTCACAGACCCATGAGCTGCTTGGTGTTGAAAGCAACTGTGTCCGCCTGTCACCAGAACCTTACCTTAAAGATTGGGCCAACAGCATCGAGTTCGACTTGACAAAGTTGGTATTCGACAAAGCAGACCCCGAAGAGGTACGTCAGATGTTGCCATCTTGGAACGATAAGATTCTACACGCCTATCTGACATGGCTATACGGCGGAAAGGATGGAAACCAGTTAAAACTCCATTTCGATGAGCGCGGATGTGCCGACTCACAGAATGAGCAACTAATAGACTTGCTCCGTGACCAAAACCTGTTAGATGACATGCTGTTCGTGAAGTTGGAATCTTGGAAGGGGGTCGCACTTTGTGTTGCCATCTATAAGGATGCTCCCGATGTCCTTATGGTCATTAGCGAGGATGCTGTCAACTTCTATACCATAGAAGATAACATCTGGTATTCATACGGTGGTGACACTATTATCTGTCCTGAAAACAACTTCAGCTTCGGAGGTTGGGGCACACGCACCATCGTTAGTCACTGCCTTCGCCAGATGCTCAATGCCGACAATCTTCATGCCGCCATCAACGAGCAGAAGAATGTCACCAAGCAAATGCGTGGTAAACTCATGGATGACATCAACCACTACCGTGATATCTGGCAGATGTACCACGAGGAATATCTACAGAAAACTATCATCAAATAAGCATTATGAAAAGAATCAAAACTATTTTCTTTTGGACGTTCAACATTCTGCTTATCGTTGGACTGATGGCCATATCGGTGGTAGCCTACATCAAGGGCGACACCTATCACACATTTCTTGATTTACTCTATTTTCTGATTATCCTTTCAAACTTCTGTTTCAGAGTATGGAACAGAAAGTTGAAACAAGAGAAGGAATCGTATTACGAGGGTGGCAAAGTGCTGGTAGAACAAAATGCGAGACTGACACGAAAGATTCAGGAAATGAACAATCCGTTCACTCCGATGGAGCCAGTTCATTTAGCCAACAACGAATATGTCAATATCCAGCACATAAAACATGCTATAAGATACGAGAAAGACTTTCTCAGAGGTTATGACGAAATGGAAACCAATCGACGCAAGTATTCTCTTGAAATA